CTAACTATTCTTTCTCCCTAATCGGTCGAAATTCAGACTGACTGGTGTCAGTCAGCACAGTTACATCAAGTGAGTAACTGTGCATATCTCGCTCAACCTTCGGTTTTCGCTTCCGTATCAGCCGATTTAACGGCTTCTACAGGTGCTTGCGCACCTTCATCTACAGGAGTAGACACTTTTGGGTTTGCCAAACCCATTTCAACTAATTGATCCGCATTCGCTTCATCATCTACAAAATTAATAAATTTTGCTGGATCATTGTCAAATTTATTTCTAATTGCACTCGGTAATCCCTCGAACATAGTATTAGCAGCCGCTATAGTATTCATAGCGTCTTGATAATCATAACCAGTCATATCAGCATATTGTTTTTCGAACTGGTTAAGATGGTCTATTAGTCCAGTCTTATTGTACTTACGTACGATCTTATTTATGTCTGTCTCATCTTTATGATTCTGTTCCGTTAAACCATCACCAGTTGCGATTGCAACTCTTAATTTTTGTCCGTATGCCGTTCTAAATGGAACGCCGTCTACTTTTTCTTTTACTGCCATTTTTTTCTCCTAAAAAGGTTTATTTCTATTGTAATTTTTATAATAATCTTCTAAATCTTTAACTTCTTTAGCGTTACTACTTTTACCTTCTTTTACTTTTTTTATTATTTCTGGTACTTTTTTTATTTCTTTTATATTTGTTCTAATTTGATTATATAAATCCGTACCGCCTACATTAGAAGTAATACCACCCTCAATTTTATCCGCTTCCGCTTTTGTTTTGCGTTCTTGTTCTTTAAGAACTTTGATCTCTTGATTTAACCTTTTTTGTGCTAACGCTGTTGAACCAAATTGTGGTGTTGGTGCCATTGCACCACTTGGTGTACTAGCACCACCAACAGTACCCGCTAAAATCGGGTTTAAACCCGCAGATCTTAAATCTTTAACTGCCCTTTGATATGAAGTAGCAGATTGTTGTGCTTGAAAATCCATTTGCTTACGGGCTTGTTTTTGTCCAAACAAACCCCCAACAATATCACCTGCTATTCCTAATCCTAGATCTGTAAGAAAACTCATATCTTAAAAATGGTCAATCTTACCCGGTACACTATATACCGGCATAGGTCTGGCACACTTCATAGAAATATAAGAATCAAAGATGAAATGTGGCTCTGAAGGCACAGCAATGACTCTATCAAGAGGAGGGTTTTCTTCTATGAATGTTGAATTTAAACCAGGTAGTGAGGAGAACTCCTGGGATAAGTGCCAGGCATCCAACGACTGAGCGTCATTACTACGGAATTTACCCGTAATCATTGACGGCTTATATCTATATTCTGCGTATCTTTCCTGATAACCGAATACATCATCATCTGCTGATGTACCTTGTGCATAAATCTCTTTATTAAATACCGCTTGTTCGCCAATATGCGACAATGCTGGCCAGTAGAAATCATATCTTGTTTGACGGCTAAACATTCTGTTTAAACCTTGTTGATAAGTTAAATCTGCTCTAACAGATACTAATCCTAATATAACGCAATGTTCTGTAAATGATTTTGTAAAGCCATTATTAGTGATACTGACTGTTGCCATTGCTGCTAAATTACCCTGCGGGCTTGTTGCGTCCGTTGAACTAGTTTGTTCAATCGGCGTAACATTGACTGGCGTGCTACCGCCGCCAAGGTATTCTGGTCTTTGCAATCTTGCATCTGGGCTTGTAACTCCGAAATGCGATTTAACAATTTCTGTATATCTTGTTCCGCCACGAGCATCCCTCTCAAGTAATTTTTGAATTTGAAAAGCTTCTCTTAACTGGTTAATTGTTGCTGCAGCAGCAGTTGACAAATCACCATAAAAATTTGCAAATTGATAATTTGTTGAAAATCCTGAACCTGCTGTATCTAATGTTGCTGCATGTCTACCGTTAAATACACCGCCAATAAACTCACCAGTTAAATATTCACCGTCACCACCAGTGGTGTATCCGGTAATATCATCAATTTTTAAATATGCTTTTTCACCTAAAGGTAGACTAACTGCGTCTCCCTTTTGTGGCCATGGTAAACATGACGTAAAATAGTCGTG